CCATATCCTGCCGCTGTCAACGAAGCAACCTCAGCGGGCGTAACCACAATGTCGTGACCACCATAATAAGTTTTGGCAACAGTATCCATATCGGCAGGCTGCTTCTGAACATAGTTCCCGTCAGTTAACAAAAACACGTTTACACCACGCGCCCTCGGCGCATAATGGCGAGCCAACCGTTGCGCCAACTTTTCATCCGAAGACAACTCGTTTTCGTCAACAGGTAACACCGCGACCACGTTCTCTGTAGGTGTCCTAAAAATAGCCATCAGGTTATGCTCGCTCCGAATCCGTCTGCAACAAGTTCAGCGTATTCTGCATCAGTCAAAAAATGGTCTCTGCCACCATGCCACAATTTTGCAACCTGCCCTTGATCTCGTTGATCTACAGTAGTGTACTCGCCGTTAGTCAACTTGTAAAGGTTTAAGCCGCGGGTATAGGTTTTGTAGTACGAACCTAAACGGTTCTCAACATCGAACATACCGAACGCACCACCACCGTACGTGTCTGTGAAAGGTACACGGAAAATGTGTGACTTATCCCAATCCGCTGTACCGGTACCCGCACCCGACCCTGTGGCTGTACGCCTGTTAATTCTTGCACCCACAGCAGTCTGTGTGCCTGTACCCGACCCTGTGGCTGTACGAATAGAAACAAGCAACCAGCCACCTGTACCGGTACCTTCACCGAAACCTGTAGCGGTACGAACATTGATAACCAAATCAACACCAGTACCCGAACCCACACCCGAACCTGTTGCGGTGCGAACAGGAATAAGTGCCTCAACACTCGTCGCCGAACCTGCACCAGAACCCGTCGCAGTACGTGGCGCAATATGCAAACCTGTCGAATCCATAGTGCCAACACCCGAACCTGTGGCAGTACGCACCGCAACAAGGATCGCTGTACCAGTTTCACTACCAGTACCACTACCTGTTCCTTGACGTTGACGCAAAACATTCGCCGAAGAAGAAGCAGTACCCAATCCCGACGCTGTAGCGGTAACAGTAAGAACCGCTCGAACACCTAGATAGAAACGGCCACCGTTCTTAAACGGAAAACTAAAATCGGTTAACTGCCCCAACCGTATCTGAGCAGAACCAGAAGCAACCCCAGAAGTACCACCACCAGAACCCGTAGCAGCACGACTAACAACACGAAAATAGGTGCCACGATAAAACGGGCGTGTATCAACAAACGGTTCTGCGAAACCTGTAACTGCTGCCTGCGCCATAGGGTTTACCCCCTACGACTAATCGAGAGACAGCGTAAGCGTGGTGATCTGAAAAGTATCCCCAGCAGTAACAGCAGCAGACGACGACAAAGCACCAGTCCACAAAGCGTTACCCGCAGTCAAAGCATCCCACAAAGACCAATGCGTAATCGTTTCGGTTGCCGCAACGTTAGTCCATTCCAAAGTTGCATCAGTCGCAATAGAACCCGACGAAGCCGCAGCCCAAGAAGCAGCCTTACGAGTAGTTTCAGTAGCGGCATTAGATGTCGCATCCTCACCAGGATCACCGGTATGCAACTTCACATACACCGTAGTTGGCATAGTCCAAGCAGTCTCACCTGTTACGTGGTCAAGAATTTTGTTTTCAGCATAATTAGAAATCGACATAAGAACCTCTCACACGGACACTATACACCATACAAAAGTAGAGCCAGGCAGAAGGGGAACTGCCTGGCTCTACATTTATTAACTTACTTCAACTAGTGGGGTTTATGCGCCACCAAGCGAAGACGACGAGTTGAGAACACGGATAGCTGCCTGACGGAAAATTCCGTAGCCACCCAACCAGTACCAACCAATCGGATTGAAACGCATCAACGAATCCACTACTGGACCACGGACAACTTTCGGAAATGCTCCGTTGCCATCTGTGATGCTGTGTGCCTTCGCCAACGATTGACGACCCATGATAAGAGTTGAATAGAGATCAACTGTTGAAGCTGAACCACCAGTCAAATCAAGTGGAGCGCGAGGAGTCTCAATGAAACGAACGGCCTCAAACGCACCGATTTCGCCATTGTAGATGTTCGCTGTGTCCACATAGTTATGCGGGTCACGCCACGAAGCTGCACCGGTTTCACGGCGAAGATCGTACGAAACGTCTGGGTGAATGAAACCCATGTACATTCCGTTGAACGTCTGAGCCTTCGAACCACGCAACTGTGCTGTCGCTTTACGAACGTCATTGGCTTCAATGATGTCTTCTGCTTGAACTTCACCGTTCGCTGTTGGGGTTGTTGAACCGCCACCACCGTAAATCACGTTCGTTCCAGCCTTCAAAATGTTAGCGACAACAGTATCGATTGACGATCCTGCGTTGTAACCAATGAGGTTTGCTGCAACAGCATCAACGTCAAGGAACGAAGTTCCACGAAGTTTCGCTGTTGTGTTGATCGTGTTGCCGTACTCGGCAAGAGTGACAGTTACTTGGCTGTCTGCCATCGCTACTGCGGTGACATCAGTTGTTTCGCTGAGTGTTGCTGTCGCATCTGAGAGTTCCGAGAAAATCGTGAACGCAACCGATGTTCCAGGCATTGACTGAGCGACAGGCTGTACGTCTGCTGCTGCGTCAAAAAGCATTTCTGAACGGAGTGCGAAATACGCAATCTGGTCAAACGCCGCCTGATCGACTGATAATGAACTTGTCTGTGTATATGCCATGACCTTTGGGGTCTTTCTCCCCAAAGACTTGCTTTGAGGCTAGATATTTTGTTGTTGATTAACCTGGGCCAGCAGTTGCATAACTTCGTCTTGAGATTTGGCGTTAAGGATTTTGGCGTTCCAATCCACTTCAGGTTCAACAGACTCACCGAAACTTTTTGCTTTCGAAACCCTATCCCAAGCTTTTTGTTCGGCTTGGATTTCGGTTTTCGGTTGCGTACCTGCGATGAGATTTGCTTCCTGTGCGGCTTGGCGGATCGCTTCTGCTGTCATTTCGCCGTCGTACGCTTTAACGAAGTAGCGTGAAACCGGTGCGTTCAAATCAACGCCCGCTTCCACAAATGCCAACTTGCGTTGCGCGTCTGTAGCTTCTAACAGTTTGGCTTCCAGTTCTTTGTTTTTGGCTTCAAGATTTCGAAGCTGTTGACGTACTGGATTCCGTTCTACCTGGTCCTTTGCGTCTTCCTCAAACTCGTAGTTCGTATCTGACATGACCCACTCTTTCTGCCCACACTTGGACTAGAGGAGTCCAAATGGCTGCAATCTCACCCTGTTGTACACACCGAACTCGGGGGGTCCGACGGTTATCTTCAAAAGAAGATACCTGTGACTGTATCACCACTCTCGGTGGCTGTCAAGGGTTTAGATTATTCGGCTACACCCAAACCTGTTTGAACGGTACCGGATGTTTGGCCAGTCGTTTTAGCGAACGATCCACCGCCACCAAATTCTGCTTTACGGGTCGCTTGACGTTCTTTGATTTTGCGTTGCGCTTCGACATTGTAACCCAATGCGGCACCAACCTTTTGTTGCTGAGTCAAAGCCTGCTCACCCATCATCTCGGTGTACAAACCTTCTTGCAAACCTAACGCCGTGAACCCTGCTTCGGCTTCCTGTGCTGTGATACCACGGGCAGCGATCTCCTCAGCAGTAGCGAAACCTAACTGGATACGGCTTTGTTCTTTGGCTCGTGCCGCAATCTTCGCAGCTTCAGCCTGACGGGTCAAAATCGGTGCAGCTTTAGTTGGGTCCAAAAAGTAGGCCGCCAACCCTGCTTCGTTCACACCATACAGTTCTTGCATCTGCCGTTTAACCTCAGGGTCAGCATCCTGTACAGCTCGAAAGCCTTGTTGCACACGTGTCTGTAGTTCTTGTGGTGATACGTCGCCTTCAAGTAGCGAAGTGAAATCTTCTGTCTGATCGTAGAAACCTGACGGTAAACCGTTCGATTGCAGGAGTTGACGGTAACTGTTTTCTAGTTGCAAATAGGATGCTGGGTCTAGTTCGGCTAAACCTTTTTTGGCTCTAGCAGCGTTCGCAGCAAACCGTTTTTTGTATGCGTCTTGTTCACGAATAGAAAAAATTAGTGCGTCAGGGTTATTGATATCTACTTCGCCGCGAGCATAAACGCCATACAGATAGTCGGATAGATCGCCCAACCCGTAGGTTGCCAATACTGCTCGAATAGTGTTTCTTGCATCTGCACGTGCCTCAAAACCGGTGCTAGTAGTTGTCGTTGCGTCTGCTGTGGTAGTAGTCGTCGTAGCAGCCGTTGTAGTAGTTGTTGGCGTGACAGCAGGTTGCACTACTCGTGTTGAGTCAGGGATATTTAACGCTGTTTCAAACTCCGCCAACTGCGCAGGG